GTGGGTGGCAGGCATAGAGAGTGCAGATGACATCCAGAAGATTGTATACGGTGCAGATGTGCCGGAACAGTACCAGTCAGATGTCCTCAAGGCATATATTGCAACAAAAGAAGGTGCAGGTGATAAGAATGCACAGACTACTGAATAAGTATCTGTTTCTGTTTGACGTTGGAGGTCTGCTGTACATACTGATCGAACTGGCGTGGCGCGGATGGAGCCATTGGACGATGTTCATTCTGGGAGGGATTTGTTTCATTTATCTGGGATTGATCAACGAAGTTCTTCCCTGGTCTATGCCGCTCTGGCAGCAGATCCTGATCGGCGCGGTCGGGATTACGATTTTAGAGTTCCTGACCGGTTGCATCGTCAATCTCTGGCTTGGCTGGGATGTTTGGGACTACAGCGGTATGCCTGGTAACATCCTGGGGCAGATCTGCCCGCAGTACATGCTGTTATGGCTGCCGGTGGCACTAGCCGGAATCGTTTTGGATGACTGGATCAGGTACTGGAAGTTCGGAGAGGAACGGCCGCATTACAGACTGATCTGACGGACAAACATACAATATAGTAAGGAAATCAAAAGGAGAAATGAAAATGAGCAAAGGTACATGTACAACAATCCAGCTGCTTGCAACTGGAGTAATCGCTTTTTTGTCTGAAAAATTGGGAATCACATTTTATTTGCTGGGGCTGCTTGTCTTTTTAATGGTCATTGACTATATCAGTGGGATGATCGCAAGTATGGTGGAGGCCATCGATCATCCAGGAGATACATCATACGGTTGGTCCAGTAAGAAAGGGGCAAAAGGCATTGCAAAGAAGATCGCATATTTATTTGTGATCACTGTGGCAATTGTAATTGATTA